TATATAGGCATTGCCTATATAGGGATTCTTTTTAATACATATTAACCTTGGAATTCAGTAGTGCCACCAGTATTACCAGTGCCATTGCTAACAAGAGTTTTATGATATGCATTGAAAGTACCACTGTAACGGAATTCAGATTCATTCCAGATAGTACCTTTACGTACCCAGTCAAGTAATTGTTGAGCACGTTCATTGATGTACCAGTTAGAGATAGGTACACAGTTGTATTCAATGGACAATTCTTTGAATTCGTATTGACCTTTTTCAGAGTTATACAATTCAGAGAAGTCAGCATTAGTTGGTTGAGCTGCAACTAAGTAGTATGCTTTTTCGATATGACGCATTGTGTTATTAGTTACGATATACATGAATGTGAAACATTCGTTTTCGAAACCAGCATCCAATACGCCTTTTTCGATAAGACCATTGTAGTGTTTAACACCAGTAGTTGGGTCTTTAATACCACGTAAGTACAATTCATGTACTTTAGTAAGTACAGAACCAGCTTTTTCAAAGAAACGCATGGAGATCTGAGAAGCAGATGGAGTTGTAACTTTGTTGATTACGTTAATGGATTGGATACCATTAGTCAATTCTGCAGTTTCAGATTGCATGTTATCGAGACCACTTAAACCACGGAATTCATATTCCAAGATATGAACGTAAGTATCGATAAGTTTCTTGTAACGAGTATTACGGTCAGCCAATTCAGTTAAGAATCGAGGAATATCCAATACAATAAGTAAGGAGTAACCAGATTCGAATTGGTTGAATTGTTGTAAGTTAGCCCAGTCTGTAGTACCACGGAAAAGGGCATAGCCTGTTAGGTCTTTGGTATCAGTTGTACCATCAAAGATGAAAGGAATTTCACCGTTTGTAAAAGCCATTGTTTAGTTCTCCTTTCCTTATACGTTATCAGCAACTGGGATAGCAATGATACGGAAGATTTCGTATTGTACGAAGTCTTTGAATTTAACTTTGATAGAAGCGTATACAATTTTATTAGCTGCATAGATTGTATTTTGTTCCATAACCAATTCGATAGAAGCGAATTTGGATTTGAATTTTTCAATAATACGGTTAACGTCAGCTTTGTATTTTTCAAAGTCTTGACCAGTAATGAATTTGTAACGAGATTTAGGACATTCTTTACGAATTTCTTTAATCAATTCTTGTACAGTAAGTACGTTGTTGACGAAAGATAATTGAGTGTAACGGTCTTGAGATGTGTATTCGGAAACCATAGTGAATACGTTGTTAATATTCATACCATAGTTTACACGCATATCTTCCATTTTTGTTTGTTGGTCCAATGTAGGAGTAACTTTAGGAATGAAAGATACAGTTTTGTCAATAACGTTAGGAATGATCCAGCTATTAGCTTCACCAGCACATACCAAGTTACGACCATTACCGAAGTGCATACAAATCAAACGAGCAATATCGTAACCGATAGTTACAGTGATTTGTTTGTTTGTGTAAGGGTCATAGATGTCATAGGATTGGCAATAGTCGGCTACGAAACGAGAACGGTTAGCATCAATACCACCGATCATGTCTTTCTTAGATTTGATTGCCAATAATGTATTCATACCAATACCGTAATCACGGAAGAAGAATACGTCTTGACGGAATTTACACAATTCTACGATAGCAGTTTTAACTGGTAATGCATAGTTAGCATCAACTACAACGTCAATTGGAGTATTATCAGTATTGAAAATATCATCAGAGAATGTGCCATCGAAAGCTTTCTTCATTTCTTCATCGTAAGGAATACGATAAGTTTTGTTTAACTTACGAGCATCTTCTGCATTCAATTTTTCTCTATAAGTTAGAGGGTAACGACCCCATTTACCGTTGTCGCCACCTTTAAGGAAGTGACCTTCGGAAACGTTTAAGAATGTAGTTGTTTGGCCATCTTCGTTTTTGTCATTAATGTGAATCTTAGCGAATTCTTGACCACGATAGTCTTTACCATTCAAAATATCTGCAGTCTTCAAAATATTTTCATCAATATTTGTCATCTTAGCAACAGCTTGGAAGAACAAGTTAGTTTGGTCTTCATAAGCATGTACTTTGATTTGAGCAGCAGAACGTTTGGATACAGAATCGATGTACAAGTTGTAACCACGTTCTAATTCATCAGGGTTCAAGGAGAAGATCATGCTTTCTAAAGCAACATCGTTCTCATAAACGTCTAATTTGTAACGAGCGGATTCAGCTGTACGGGATAATGTAGCATCCAAGGATACACGGATACGTTTGTTAGAAACACCACGACCATTGTCAGTTACTACGAATAACAAGTAATCGTTCATACGTGTACCAGCAGCAATAGCTTCACCAGTGAACTTTTCAGCTACTGTAAGAGCATTACCTTTTTTCTTCAATACATAGTCAGCTAATTTCTTAATGTCATTACCGATCTTTTCTTTCAATAAAGTATCAGAATCGATAGACTCTACAGAGTAGCTGATAGAGCAAGTATTGATGATAGCTTTTTGTACTCGAGGATCAGAATCAATAGTAGTAGGGTCAGTGATAGGTGTATCAAAACCATCAGCAGCACCTAATTCCATGATTTCTTCTTTGATGTATCGAGGACGATCAGCTTCTTCACGATACAATGCTACGTCAGAAGTTAACCAGTATTCTTCGTCTTTGATAGGTTTCAAAACACGAACACCGTTTTCTTCAACTTCTTCACGAAGAATATTGAAGTTTTCATCATGACGATAGCGGAACAATTGTTGCTTATCTTCTTTAAGATGAGCAATTACTGCAAAGTTAGCTAATGTGGAATCAGGATGCACTACACGTTTTGCATACAAGATACCGCCATTGTTGATAACGTTAGCAGCTTGAAGTAAAGGTTGGCCATGGCGTTGGAAAGAGATCTCGCCATATTGCTCGAAGAACTTATTACCTTGGATATGAATATAGTCTTCTGTACCCTTATCAGAAGTGAAAGCCGAAAAGACCACTGGTCTTGTCGTATTGTCAGATATCTGTAGGGAAGGAATATCGGACTGATCTTCTAGAATGATTGTAGTACCAATCATATGTTTTCCTCCTTTAAAATCAAAAAATTTTACAGGTTAGTCATATTATAATATTACTAAACTTTTACATCTATGTTGGATATAAGCCTTATAGGGTGTATTACCCCATAAGGATTTTTTCCATAGGAGAATCAACTGTTTTGTCATTAATGATAGCATTTACTACAGCATCATCCCAGTTTTCAGATGTAATAGATGAGAATGGTGAAATATATTTAGGTACCATCTTAACTGAAATAGATTTGTAATGATTCATATTTGGGTCTTTAGCTAAACGGAATGGGATAGATTCATCTTTAGCAGATCTACATACTTGAGAGATAATCATACCAAACATTTGAGCAGATAGACCGAATGAACTACCATTATACTTAATACTATCCATCAAGAATGTATGTAATTGATCATAAGGGATTGTATTAGGGATATTACCTGTAATCAAGAAGATCTTAAACATGTTTTCCACATTAGTGATATCTTCTGGAGACTTAGTATTTAAGATAGCTATATCACCCTTATGGAAACGTAATAAACGATAGTCTTTAGGGATAGGTGTCTTCTTATCTATTACATAGTCTTTGACTTTATCTACTTGGTTAGGCATACAAGATATTACCATAGGGAAGTAAAACATCTTTAACCCTATTTCAGATTTACCATTCTTATCAAATACTTCATAGTTGAATAAGCCTAGTGTATTTACATATTCACCAGCAAACTCAGCATATTTCATATTACCATCAGATCTAAAGTAATCTTCTGGGATATAGAATACTAGCTCTCCATCACCATTAAAGATAAGAGAGTCTCCTTCTTTAGTTAAAAATTTAGGTATTGCCATTATATATACCTCCTTCTTAATGAGTTGTTCAAGTATAGCAGTTTTACAGGGTTTCGTAATCCTGTTTTTTTTGATTGTATATTATAACTGTATACATAATTGGTTATATTTAATTTAAGGAGGAAAC